ATGAAAAGGTATCCATAATCTTCCTAGGAGACTTTATAGAGTCTTTTACGGGACTTAATCACATCAACTCATGGAAAAGCATGGGGAAAGGATTATATGGGCACCACGTCGTTATTTTGGCTTATGAAATATTAAGAGACTTTTTAGCATCAGTTAATAATTTAACTAACGTGTATATGGTTGCAGGTAATCATGATAGATCTACCTCAGACGCAAAACACGATAACGAAGGAGATGTTGCTGGACTGTTATCTTACATGGTTAAACAAAGCTATTTAAATAGCAATGTTAATGTAGAATTTTCTTCTATTATTTTAAACAGAATGATAGATGGCATATTTTACGTAATGACGCATAACCATCACGGAGTATCAAAAGGAGATATAGGTAAAGTGTTTTTTGAATACGGAGATCAAAAATCATATAATGTTTTACTAGGAGGTCATTGGCATTCTAGAAAATCTAAAAAGGTTTTTCATACTTTAAACGAAACATACCTAGACCAAGCAAACTATCGAGCTGTAGATATTGCCCCATTGTTTACCGGGAATTTTTACAGTGAATCAAATGGATGGACCAGTAA